AGCGTCCCGGCTATGCCGGTCAGCGTGTACGTTCCCGCTGCGCCTGACAGTTGCCGCGCTACCGTCAGCGATCCGGCTTGTCCGGTGATGCTGTACGAACCCGCCGCGCCGCTGAGTTTGCGACCCAGCAGCAGCGTTGCAGCGTTGCCAGTTAGGCTGTATGCGCCTGCGGCCCCGCTTAGTTTCCTGCCGACAACAAGCGTTGCCGCCTGTCCGGTCAGTGTGTAGGTGCCTACCGCCCCTGAGAGCGTGTAGGCGATCGCCCCACCGCCACCGCCAGTGACGGCAAGGAGCAGCGACATTAGAAGCTCGCTATTTCAGTCCAGGCAACGTCAACGGCCAAATTCGCAGTACCGGCCGCGCCGAAGACAACGCTCGGACCCTGCACGATGAAGCCTTCGTTCTGGGCGAAGATCAACGGATGTGCCGTGCCTGAGTCCAAGTCCAGATCGACGGTGTAGAGGCTCGCATTCGGCGTCGTGATGGTGCTTTGCACTGGCAACTGGATGATCGGATCGGCATCGAGCGTGCGCGTGCCAGCCGTCAGGCCAGCCGCAAGGGCGGACTTGCGGATGTCCGTCACCAGCGTTGTGCCCATGCTGGTGCGCTTCTTAAAACTGTTTGTAGTCAGCGTCAGAGCCGTACCGGCCGAGTCTGAGACTGACCAGCTACGAGCCTGAAACACCGAGAACACCGGCATGATCGTTGCCGTTGCCGCAGCGGTTTGCATGAACTGCAAACGGATGTCCTGAATCACGCACAGCCGTGTCGCGTCACCCCACCTGAACGCGAACAGCGTGCCGTTTGCAGCCTGCGTGACAACGAGCGCAATCGTGGTCGAAAGACGGTAGGAGCCGAACGCACCATAGTCGAGCGGCTTCTGCACTGAGCGAAGCGCGCGGAACGTGGTGCCATCGACTTCTGCTGTCGTGCCGCCGTTGCCTTGGAGCTGAATTGCCATCGTTTATGCCCAAACCCAACCAATGTTCCACTTACCGTAAATGCGCGTTCCTAGTCCGCCGCCATAGGCCACACGGCCCGGTTGCGCATACTTCACCGCAATGGCAGTGCCGCCAGTGCTTGTCGTGATGCTTGCCTGCTTCTCTGGGTACGTCACAGGCTCGTTCAGTTGCGAGGTATTGACGCCGTAGACCGTGAATCCCACACCGGCCACCACGTTTCCTGCAACGACCTTGATCGTTTCAACCAGATGCTCATCTGCCGTGTGGTCTATCGTCGCGGCCGGGAATAGCCACGCCTCGACCAAGGAGCCTGCTCCAATACCCGCCGACGCAACAGCAACGGAAGCATCCGAAGCACCTGGGAACGCTCCGAAGTCAAGCGTTGCAGTCCCGGTCGCGCTCATGTCGCACTGAACACGCCGTTGACGGCATCAGGGGTGAACGTGAACGTGTCGCCATTTGCGCCGTTCATGACGATTGAAGACCCCGCATCCCAGTAGCCCACCGGGATCAGGTTTGTCGAGTTGTATAGGATCACGTATCGAAACGTGAAGCCGCCACCCGATGCCGTCCAAGTCGCAGGCGCGGCCAGGATCAGATTCAGCACTCCGGCCGTTACGTTGGCGGTAGTCACCGCTCCGGTGTTGCCGCCAGCCGTGTAGCCGCCGGAGGTTGTCAGGTCCGTCGTGCCGACCGTGAACGCGGTATCAGCCGCGTTGATGGTGTTTGACAGCGCGAACTTCCACGTATCCGTGGCGACTGTGATCGCCTTGAACAGCGGGCCAATCGCAGCCGTGTATTTGACGTAGACAGCCATTACACGATCCCTTGTGCTCTGCCGTCAGGCCCGCGCACGATCTGCCTCGGTGCGCCCATCTTGTCGATTGATGCGCGGAACCCGTCGATGGCGACTGCCAGTGCGTTGCTCATGTTGTCGGGCTGTCCTTCAGACTCGACGGGCTTTGCTTGGCCTGCGGTCATCTGGCCGAGGTAAATCTGAGTCTCGGCCTGCAACTGAGCCTTCCACTTCTCGAATTCCATCTCGCGTTCCTGCGCGATTGCGGCTTGGTCGGCCTTGTACTTCTCAAGCTGCATTTGCTGCTCGATTTCCTGCGCCTTCTGCTGCGCTTCGACCTGTTGTCGGTGCGTGTCCACCTGAGCCTGCATCTGCATGCGCTCGCGCTCCAACTGGAGTTCGGCTTGCTTGGCCTGCGTGTCGGCTTGCGACTTGGCCTGCGCCTTCATCTGCTCCGTCTGCTGCTGCATCTGAGCCTTCATGTGCTCGACTTCCATCGGGCCAGGCTGCGGAGGTCTTGGGGGTGCTTTCGCGGGGTCGGTGAAGAACTTGTCAGGCGACTTGTAGCCCAGAGCCTTAACCAGTTCCTGCTGTGCTTGGTACAAGTTCTCAGGGGTCGCGGTGCCGATCTGGAGGCCCATGCCCTGCTGGTTGATGAGCGCCATAAGGTGCGCAACCTGCTGATCCTTGTTGCCGGTGCCAAGTCCAACATTCAGCGAGACATCGAAGCCATTGCGCCATTCACGCGGGTTGATCGGAACCCACTCCCCACGGAGCTTGATGATGTCTTCCTTAGCCGTGAACTGGCTCGCCAGTCGGAGCATCAGGCGGAACAACTCGCGGAAGCCTTCAGCGAAGTTGCGGGCGATCAGGTCAAGCCGCATGTCGGCTTTGTTCGTGACGATGTTCGTCTGCGTTGCCGTCTGCGGGATCAAGCCGCCTGGATCGTTGCCTTGGCTCTGACGGCTCCAGCCTGTCGAGTCCTCAAGGAACCCCTGCATGTATTCCATCATCACCTGACCCGTCGCGGGGTCGCCTGATGACTGATCCAGTCTGCCAGCCATGCCGGCCTGCTTCATCCGCACAACGCCACCGGGGCGCGAAGCGAGCAGGTCGTCTAGGTTTACCTGATTCTCGACAGCGAAGTACCGGCCATTTACGGCAAGGTACATATTGTCCAACTGGCCCCGCAGAATGCTCGTCTTGATCTTCTGCGCTTCCATCGCCAAGTCCGCGACCGACAGGCCGAAGAACTTGTGCGGCATCGGAACCGGCGTGATGCTCACGAACGGCGCGACATCGACAATCTCGTTCTCAAGAATCTGATTGCCGGCGCGGACAACCTTCCGAAGCTCTGCGATGCCGTCGCCGTCGTAGTCAACGCGGACGTAGCACTCAGTCACCCAGATGATGCGCTGCGACTCATCTGAGGTGATCGGGCTGTCGGCGTTGATGTAGGCGTATTCGTCGTCATACGCCAGCCGTTCGACCCGCTCGATGTTCAGGCTTGTGGCCTGGTCGTCGCCGCTGATGCCGTCAACGTTCTTGTACCCCATCGCCTTCAACTGCGACTGAGTACGCATCACGCGGTGCGCGACGAAAGTGGCATCCTTGATCGACTTGGCCTGCCGAGAGATGAGGAACTCTTCAGGAGGCACGTTCTCGACGCAGACCTTGCCGCCTGGCTTGGTGCGCTTGCAGGCGATGTCGTACAGCATCTTCGGCGGCTGTGCCGTGATGCCCTGAATCTGCTGCTGCGCCTGCATCTGAATCTGAGGCAGTTGTTGCGCTACCTGCGGATTCATCTGCGCCGTTTGCTGCGCTTGCTGGAGTTGCTGCGTCAGGTGCTTTATAGCCTCCTGCCGCTGCTCCTCGTCTTCCTCGTCGGGGTACGCCTTCTGTTCGATGACTTCGATTTCGTCATCGTCCATGATCTGCGACAGTTCAACGTCGCTCAGGCCCTTATATTCCTCGCGCGTCTCTTCTGTCCGCGTGTCCCACCAGACCTTGACGATGCCGTTCTTCGATAGAAGCGCGTCCTTCATCCATGTGTAGGTGATGAGTTCACCGTTGTTCTTCACATGGAACAGGTGGTTGATGTAGTCCGTTGCCTGCTCGGCCTGCGGCTCACCGCCTGGCTTTGTCGCCTCGAATTCAACCACGCGCTCAGAGCCGGAGAACTTCACCATGAGTTGCGGCAACATCGACTCGATGGTGTTGCGCACATCAGGCGACACAACGGACGAACGGCCCTCAATCTCGCTTGGCGTCAGGTCGTGCTTCGGAAGACAGAGGTAGTAGATCAGCGATTTCTGACGCTGATTCGCCAGCTTGCCGGAATACCAGCCCACGGCTAAACGCATCTCACCATCGGTGATTGCGCGAAGCTCGCTTTCGTTCATATCTGGCATGTCAGGCGTGGCTTAGTTTTGGATAGGCAAGCGTGCCGCCCCATGATTCGTTAGTCATCTGCCCCTCACACATCGCGAGGTAGCGGAAAGCGTCGGCACCGTGGCTGGCGTCATCGTGGACAGGCTGCGTATATGCGCCCGTCTGCGCGTTGATGCCGAACTTGTAGTTCTGCAAGCAGTCGATCAAGCGCTCTGTCTTCGTCTCATCGAAGTAGACGCGGGGAAACACCATCCGCGCCGCCTGGATGCCGCCATCGACATCCGTTCTCGGCAGCACAACAACGTCGCGCCCCATCTGCTGCAACACACCCTGCGCGCTCTTGCCGGTCAGGAAGTGCTTAGATGCCCCATCGTGAGGCAGGAAATCTGTCCCGTAGTCGTATGGCCTGGCGCGCAGTTCTCGCACGTAGTAGTCCAGCGGCTTGCGGTTGTCTTCGATGTAGTCAACGATCCGAAGCACGCCATCCGGCCCACGCTGGACGCAGATGATCGACATCGAGTCCGCAAACCCCAAATCCCACACCGTGTGAGTCTTCAGCATCGGATCAGCCGGAACCGGCCTGATCCTCGCATCCTCACGAACCTGCCGCATCTCATCTTTGTAGATAGCATTCGGAACGTCGAAGACATCCCAGCGGCCATCCAACAGCATCTGCCGTTGCGCGTCAGGCAGTTGCAGCAGTCTCTCGCGGTATCCAGTCCCGTCTAGGTGCCGGTTGTCCGACAGGAAAGATGGGATGAACCGCCTACGGAACAGGCGACCCTCGACGTTCAGTTGCACTGTGCTTGACTGTCCAGATTTCTGGATGCCGAACCGCTGCATGATCCACTTAGGGCCGGGGTTGCACGTTGCCCGCATGTAGCACTGGAGCGACTTGTCTGGGCTTCTGAGCCGGCTTGTCAGGTACTCATAGACGAAGGGCGTTGCGAAGTGCCCTAGCTCGTCAATGCCGATCCACTGGTACTCTTGCCCTTGGTACTGGTACACATCGGCGTCACGCTCGCAGAAACCGAAGATCAGCTTTGCGCCGCTACTGAACTCCCACGCCTTCTCAGCCTCTTTGAAGGTGGCGCCGTGGTCAATGGCGGGGTAGATCACCCGCGTCCGGTCCACCAACTCACGAAGCTGCGGAAACGTCTTGCGGATCAGCAGCGCCCGATAGCGAGGCGACTTGTACCCATCGAAGCTCGCGCCCAGCGCGTCGATGACGATTGCGTCAGACTTGCCGCCACCAGCCGCGCCACCGAACAGAACTTCATCGTCCGTCGCTGACAGGAACTCCGACTGCTTCTTGGTCGGCTCCCACAGAATCTCATCCATTCTTGGCCGGGATCAGCACAAGTCCGCCGGAGACCTTGAGCGTTGCCTTTACGTCAGCCGGGATGATCTTGGCGATCAGCGAGCAGAACGCAGCCGGGTGAGACTGCGCCACACCTTGCAGGTACTCGACCCCGCCGGCGCCATCTAGTGCGCCTCGGATCATGTCCTTGAGTTCTGCCGATGCTTTGTTGGGCGTGCCTTTCACGCGC